TGCCCTCGATCTTCGGTGGGGGTCTCATCGACGTCGGCACCCGCATCAACCGCGTGATGGAGGATGCAAGGCCCAGCGAGTGGAACCCGAGCGGCGGGATCAATCCCATGGTCGGCGCGGGTATCGCCATGGACATGACGCCGGGCGTGGTGGCCGACGGTGTGTCGCGCAACCTCGCCAGGGCTGCCGGTGACGGCGTTAATGCCCTGATCGGGTTGATGGGCGTCCAGAACCTCACGGAGAGCCTGAAGGGCGCTTCCAGGCGCGGCGCGCCGCATCCTGACTGGGGCAGCGAGGCGAGCCTAGCGAAGGCCAAGGAGGCCGTGGCGAACGGCATGTCACACGACGACGCGTTCAAGCAGTTCGGCTGGTCCAAGAACGCCTATGGGCGAGAAACGCCAGAGTGGTACACGGCGCTGGACGACACGCAGCTCAAACTTAAGCCTGAGGCACTGCATGAGACCGATAAGCCCAACATAACGCAAACAATCCATCGATTGCAGTCCGGTGACGTCATTGACCATCCCGAGCTTTTTGATGCGTACCCATCCCTGTCCCGCATTCCAGTCGCGCCTGGGGCAATCAAGACCGACCGCAACCTGGGTCGCGGATCAGACACAACCACAGTCAACGCGAGCATCGGCATTCATGAGGCCAACAGGCCGATCACGTCACTAAGCGCGCACGCCGCCAATATCCCCCAGCTGGAGTCGCTGATCACGCATGAAGTTGCTGGGCATGGAGCCGCAGCAAAAAGCGGACTGCCGTTCGGTACATTCATGCGGGATGGCCCAAAAGACAAATTTTCATTCAACTCGCCAGAGGCCAGCGATGCGATGACCCGCTTTAAGAGGGATGCAGGCGGTCGTGATGTTGGTGAGCTGCACCCTAGCGGAATGCCGAAAGATTGGTCATATGGCAAACACACTGACCTCAACTCGCGGTATGACGATATCTATCGACATGGAAACCTGGAGCGCTACTTTAACGACCACGGTGAGGTGATTGCGCGAGGTGAGCAGGAGCTGCGCGACATGATGTTGCGCAACCCCAAGATCGGCATCGACACGCCGCGTCAGTTCAGCCACATCGAGCCCTACGACTTGCGGCATCACTATCCACAAGATGGTTTCGCGTGGGATATGCGGCCCTACAAGGTCATCCCGCCGTTCGAGAAAGACTGATCAGCTCACGCACGCTAACCAGCGCATCCCGCACCGTATCGTGACATGCGTTGCAGACCTCAATTTTGGAAATCTGCGGGCTTTTGGGGTCGAAGGGCACCTCGTACACGCTGTGCTTCATCGGCCAGCCAGAGCCGCACCAGCAGGGCGTGATGATGGGCGGGACTTCACAGGTCATAGCTCAGCCAGCTCCTTGAGGTTATCCAAGTCGTCGAAGATCCTGGCAGGACACTCTGGTACGCGCAAGGCCTGGGCTCGGCCTACGCGGCCAAAACGCACCACGCGCGCCGCCCGGCGCTCCTCGACGGTCAATTCAGGACCGATGACGACACCGGGGATGGTCCGCACATAACGATTGCCGACGGACAGGTCGCTATCGAGCGAGTTTCCGGTCAGAGCGCTCACGAGACTAAAGCTAGGGTCGTTGAGTTGTGTGCGCCGCACGTAGACGCGATAGCCATTCGGCTGCCACTGCCATGCCAGGGCGACCCAGTCGTCAGGCAAGGTCAGCCAGTGACCCTGCCACGCGATCCGGCCCGCATAGATATCGATCAGCCAGTAGCCGCTTTGTTCAGTCGTCATCGTCACTCTCGTATTTTCTCGGGCCGTCCCCGTTGTAGAAGTCCAATGCCTCATCCATGTCCTATGTCTGGCACACTATCCGCCCGTCGATGGTGATCTTGTACTCGCCCCGCGCGCTGCCTTCGATCCGCTTACTGGGCCGACCGTCGCAGCCGTGTGAGGAGGCGATGTGTTGGAAGCTGGCGCGCCACTTCTTCACGTCATCCTTGGTGATGGTGTGTGGCTTACTCATTTACCCCTCCTCGCCGCCAGCAGTCGATCCGTGAACTCTTTCGTTTTCTGAATGGTGAGTGCCGATGGTGTCATCCGCCCCGACTTCAGCTCATGATAACTACTTGGCCGGACATCGATCACCTTCGCCACCTCGTGGCCAGACAGGCCGGTCTGGGCCTCGATGCGTTCCAGCACGTCTAAAAACCTGATCGTCATAGTCACCCCCTTCAATAATGTCAACCCTCAGTTGACTCTAACTCAAGTAAGTGTTGGCGCAAGGCTTCCTTTGCGTCGTCGACGGTTTCGTGGCTGTTGAAGTTGCCGATCGTTCCAATCGCGCCATTGTTGCGCACCACACGGATCGAGTAGAGCGTCTGGCGGCTTGGTCCGGTCTCGCTGGTGATGAAGTAGCAGCCCCTGAGGATGCCGGTCTCGATAGTGCTTTCGAAAAAGCGCATCGTGCTGCCGTCAAACCAGTGGTGCCCGATCTGCCTATTGGCCGCGATCACGTCTTGGATGCTTTTCCATCGTCTCGCCATGTGTCACCTATGCGTTGTTCAGGTTGAAGATTGCAGCTTCGGTCAGTTGCTTAATCAGGTCTTCGTCGAGGTCGGCGACCTTAACGGTCGCCTCCCAGACCCATTCGGTCTGCTGAGGATTAGTGCCATAGCAGCGCAGCCAGGGGATGGTGTCGCGGCCATACCCAAAGTCGGTGTTGATGCCGACCATGAAAAATACCTCCTCCTCGCCGCTCTCATTCGAGCTGTTGGCAGGGTGGTAGTACAGCGCACGGATCTTGAAGAAGAACGTGCCGCCCTCCTGGAGCCACACGGACTGAAGCTCGTGCCAGTCCTCGCGCAGCGGGTGGTCGCGGTCGCTGGCGTAAATCTGCTCGACTGTCGCCTCATGGTGCTGTCGATCCCAGTCCGCAACAGCATCTTTGTAGGCGCTGTCGAGATAAGGCTGGATTATGGTTGGCGCGCTGCCGTGGCCATCGCAGGCGCTAAGCGTGGCGCAGAGCACGACCTCGACACCGCCGTTGGTGAACGGGATGAAGCCCGATCGGTGCTGGTTCTCGACGTCCTCGACCTCAAAGTCGTAGCCGTTGTAGACCCCGTTAGCGTCGTGGCTGCCGACATCCTCGCCGACGTCACGTGCCCAGGCCTTGACCAGCTCGTTGACGCCCTTGAAGGGCTCCAGCAGAGCGTATCGTTCTTTAAGCATCTGTGTTCTCCAGCTCTTGAATGATGCGCCATGCGCCTGCAACGACGCACTTCTCGCCCTCGATCCACCAAGGGGTTTCACCTGCGTAGCGGTCGCCATCGGCCAGGATCTCGACGCGCGTGACCTTGTTGCCGGTGCTGAGTGAGAGCCCGACGTTGATGTTCACGATCCCGCCCGGCACCTCGATATGGAGTAGGCCGCGCTCCTTGTTCCAAACGACGTTCGGTTTGGTCTTGCTGTGGAAAGTCATCACGCGGCCTCCCATTTGTCTTGAGCGACCTTCTCGGCCCGCTCGATGCAGGCGCTGTACGCGGCGCTGAAGCGGTCATCTGACCGGCACAGGCTCTCCAGCTTGTTGACAAACAGGACGACAGCCGGGTCATCCCAGGTGCCCTTGGTGTCCCTCAGCTCTTCCATGGCTGCGTCGACGACGAACACGAATTGGCGGGCCAGGGCACGCAGGTTGCAGGCGTCTTGGGCGTCGATCGCGGTCTGGAAGCGGTTGCCTAGGGTGTAGTCGGTGATCTCGATAGTTTTAGTGTTGCTCATGTCAGGCTCCTTAGGCTGGGCGTTCGATTGGGGCGTAGGCTGTCAACCAACGTTGGCCGATGACGTAGCCGACGTGCTTGGTGGTGCCGTCTGTCTTGTCGACATACATTTTGGAGATCTTGCCGCCGATCTGCTGGTGAAGCTCCTTGACGGTGCGGGCGAAAAACTTGTTGCCGTATTGGTCCAGATAGAGAACGCGAGGCCTGGTCGCTTTCGGCATTGCAGTCTCCTTCGAATATCAGCATGATTGATCAGCGTGTATGTCAACTCATAGTGGACATTCACTACGCTGTCAACTGCTATCTGACAAAAGGTTTGAGATGGCTGCCGAGCTGCGCAACTACGATCCAAGCTGGAGTGAGAAGTTCGCCGAGCTGATCTCGAAAGGGCTTGGCGGGGGCGACGAGACGCGCAGCACGGCTGAGTGGGGCCGCAAGCTGGGGAACCTAGCTGAGATGATCCCGCCCGTTGGCGCGGCGATGGGGGCCAATCGCGGGCAGAGGGCAGCTGAGCGCGGCGACTTCAAGACGGCAGCTATCGAGGGCGGCCTGGGCATGCTGGGCGGCCTGGGCGCGCCATTCTCGCACTTGTCCAAGGAGCGGGCGATCCTTGGACACGCACCCTACGAGCGAGTGCCAGGAATGCCCAAGGAGTTCACGCTGCCGTCGGGCGAGACGATCCAGGCCAAGCCGATCCCCGGCATTATCGATGCAATGGACGACTATGCGAAGAGCCGGGGCCAGAAGGCGATGGTGCCGGAGCGGTTCGAGCCGCTAGACCGCGACCGCGCCAAGCAGATCGCCAATGAGTATGACGTTGCGCCGATGTATGACCCAGCAGCCATAGCGTCTTACAAGGCGCTCGCGGACGAGACGCTCGGACAGTTTGATGCGCTCAAGGGCCGGGGCTATGAGTTCGACTTCATGAAGCAGGGGCCAGACGGCGGCATTATCGACCCGTACGCCAAGAACCCGGCGATGGGGTACAAGGATCTGGCTGAGAATAAGCGGCTCCAGATCTTCCCGACCGAGGGTGGTTATGGCACCGATGCCGCGTTCGCCGATCACCCCTTGCTGCAGCAATCAGGCCGGTCATTCGGCGATCAGCCAGCAACCTACAACGACCTGTTCCGCGCCGTGCACGACGCCTATGGGCACTTCGGCCATGGCAATGCGTTCTTTCGCGCGCCCGGCGAGGAGCGTGCATGGGGTGCCCATTCGGCGATGTATTCGCCCGAGGCCAGACCAACCATGACAGCCGAGACGCGCGGACAGAACAGTTGGGTCAACAGCGGGCCACACGCAGAGGCCAACGCCAAGGCCTCAGGCGCTGAGACGCACTTCGCAGACCAAAAAATGATCGGGATGTCACCTGCTGCCCAGTTTGAAGGCGCGCCCAAGCTGCGCCCACACGGAGATCCCTACGTTGGGGCTCTTGAGAATGCCTTCGTCAACCCGTTCGCTGCGTGGAGGGAGGACTGACACAGGCTGCCTGACATGCACAGCTGGCTCAGTGACTATGCCGCTTATGCGCAGCTGGTTTTCGATGATGTTGAGGGGGCGGATGTCGCACTTTTCCCAGGTCTTGATGACCGTCTGTCTGCCTTCGTTGTCCACCCTGAGAAGCTCCAGCGTGTGGCGATAGGGGACGAACGTGTAAAGCAGTATGGTGCGCGCAGCAGGGTGCACATCGATCTCTCGGGTTGATTAGCAAACGAATGTCAGTAGCGTCAAGCTTGCACAGCTGCGTGCGCTTGTCAACCCATAGCTGACAGAGACGGCGATGAGCGATCCGTATTACGACGACTTCAATCGCCTTCTGGAGGGCAACCAGAGGACCAAGAGCGCGCGCGGTCGTGAGGGTAAAATTTACGAGACGCCACCGTTCCCGCTGAATGTCCTGCCGATCGGCAGATACGCGAATCCAGACGGCAGAGGCGACAACAGCGAGTTCGTGCCCGCAATCCCCGGCATCCTGACGGAGCCCGGGCGGTTCACTGACGAGTATTATGCCAACCCAACGCGCGAAAACGGTGAGCGGGCTTCCGGGGCGATCTCGCAGCTGGTTGGTGGGGCCAGTCCGTTCATCAAGGCACCCGCTGGCTCGGTCGCCATGTCTGCAGCCCGGCGCGACATGCCCACATTCGACCTGGGGGACACCTGGGACCTGCCGATGGGTAACCACAGCCCGATCCCGGCACCCAAGTCGGTCGCAGCCCCAGCCATCAAGAGGGCGGACGGCGAGATCTTCGACTACGGGCACCACCGAGACGTCGCGCCGGACAACCTGCTTAATCTGCCCGAGGTCGACTACTTCAAGTCGCGCGTGAAGGTGAAACCAGACAGCGACACGGAAAAAGATCGGCGAGCTGGCATCGAGCCGGAAGGTGCAGAACGAGGTCAATCGCGCGGTCGAGCGTGGGCTGTCGGGCGAGAACCGCAACGCCTCGATGAACTGGTACAACACCGAACCACTCCGTGAGCGGTTCGGTGACCTCTATCGAGGCCCAGGCAGCTCGGACGACGCCTACCTTCGCTTCATGCAGGCTGTCGGCACGACTAGCCCGCAGAACACAGTCATGAATAACGTGTCTGAGGCCACCAAGATCATGAAGATGCTAGCTCAGGGCAAGGAGATACCCCGATCCGGCAAGGAGGCAGGCTTCTCAGGCGTTGCTGCCGACACACGCGCCATCCTGAGCCGCAAGAAGTTCGGCCAGGAGGGGGGCTACAACGTCAAAGACAGCCAGAAGACCGAGCACTTCGGGCGATCGTTGGCAGGCGATCAATCTAAGGCCGTCGTCGACGCACACGCCATGCGGACGCTGTCTATGGCCCAGAAAGATCCGCGCTACCTGACCAACTCGATCCGCTACCAAGCCGACCACGGTGGGTACGAGAACTACAGCCCACGCGACCTACTGGCCAATGGCGAGACGTCGATGAAGGAGCTGTTGACGCGCCCAACGATGTGGATGTCGGCCCCTACAGACGCTGCCTACGGCCTCGCGGCAAAGCCCTATCACAAGGCAGCAGACAAGTTCGGGCTCGCCCCAGGGCAGGCTCAGGCGGCTGCGTGGTACGGCAACGCCGACAAGACCGGCGTCAAGACGACCCCACACACGTTCAACGAGTTGTTTGAGCAGCGCCTACGCGAGAATGCCCTGGCGATGAACAAGTCGCCGGAGGAGCTGCTCGACGACGTCATCAATGGACGGGCTCACCTAGACATGTCTGGCGTCCCCATGCCGACACAGCTTCCATTCACGCGTGACGAGCAGATCGACTGAGATGCTGGACCTCGACGACATCGAAAACGCCGATCTGAGCCAGCTAACGCCTATGGAGCGTCGCGACCTGATCCAGGCGCTGGAGGTGATGCACAAGGACAAGCGCAAGGGCGACATCGTCGAGTACGCGGCGCACATCGAGGTGCCCGGCGCGCCCAGCAAGATGAACTTGAATGACCGGCAGAAGATGCTGGCCCGCAAGGCCCAGATCGACATGCTGAAGATCAACAGCGGGGTCAAGGTCGAGATCCCCGAATACGACTTTGAGAAGGACGAGGTCGACGAGGGGGAGTTCTATCCCAAACAACTCGACATCCCCGAGCACGGCGCAATGATCCTGTCTGCCGTCCAGGGGATGATGGAGGAGATGCCGGTCGAGGGGCCGCTCACCAATGGCCACCAGGGCATCGTCCCCGACGGCATCATGTTCTTCTTCAGCCCGGGCTCAGCCAAGTCGACTTACGCCAGCGTGATCGCGCCGACCTACGTCATGGGGCGCTTCCCTGGCACCGACGTGATTGGCACCAGCTATGGGTCCGAGCTGGCCAAGCGGTTCGGTCGCCGGGTGCGTTCGATCTGCCGGTCAGACAAGTATGCCGCGCAATGGGATACTCAGTTGACGGGCGATAACCAAGCGGTCGACGCATGGTCGCTGATGAACGGCTCGACCTACCGCGCCGTCGGTATCCTGGGCGGCGTCACCGGTAACCGTGCTGACCTGCTGATCATCGACGATCCGATCGCGGGCCGTGAGGAGGCCGAGAGCGAGATCATCCGCGAGAAGACCAACGCGGCGATGAAGGACGACCTGTTCACCCGTCTCAAGCCGGGCGGCAAGGTGCTGCTGATCCAGACGCGGTGGCACGAAGACGATCCCGCCGGTCACCTACTTGGCGAAAAGTGGGAGGGTCAGAGCGGGCTCTGGAGGGGCACTGACGGTCGCTGGTGGTTGGTGTTCTGCTGCCCGCTGATCTGCGACGCACTCGACGACCCGCTCAATCGCCGCCTGGGCGAGCGGATGTGGCCGCAGTGGTTCACTGACCGCTATGTCGAGCTGGCCCGCGCCATGGGCGAGCGTGCCTGGAACAGCTTGTACCAGCAGAAGCCAGCGGCCAGCGAGGGTATCATCCTCCTGCGCAAATATTGGAAGTGCTGGCCGCACGGCAAGCCGGATCCAACGCAACAGCAGAAGGACCGACCCGGCGACGTCGAGCCCCCAGAGCATTGGGCGCAGTGCTGGCTGGTCTACGATACGGCGTTTGAGGATGGTCAAGACAACGACTATTCAGCTATGACGGCCTGGGTCAGCTTCACCAAGGAGAAACCGGGCAAGCGCCAGATCCGCCTCAAGGACAGCGACGATAAGACCGACCCGATTCAGCAGCAGGTGATCATGCTTGGGGCGTGGCGTGGCAAGGTGAAGGCGGTCGACCTGTTCGACATCGTCAAGCAACACGTCAAGTTCTTTCGACCTGAATGGGTCATCGTCGAGAAGAAAGCGTCCGGCATCCAGCTGCTGCAGGAGCTGCGGCGCGAGCGGTCGCGGTACGTCGATGAGCAGGGTCTCCACTACCCGGCCATCGTCGAGTGGCTGCCGCCGTTCCCGCCTGGGGCCAACGGCAAGGTGCCGCGCGCTCACGCCGCGTCCGTGGTGCTCGCCTCCGGCTCTGTCTGGTACCTGCCCGGCCCAATGACGGCTGGCGTGATCAAAGAATGCGCCGCATTCCCGAACGGCAAGCACGATGACTGGACCGACACGGTCACCAGCTCCCTGATCTGGTCACGCAACGTCAACCTGCTCGATAGGCCCAGCGACAAGCTGGACAAGCACGAAAAAGAAGACCTTGAGCGCGGCGAATTTGACCGCCGCACCGAGGGCCGTGGCTTGTACGGGCGCAGCACCAACAAGAAAACGCGCCATGTGCCCAGGCTTTATGGGCGCTCGGTCACCAATGCCTCGGACGTCGATGACGACGACGGCGACGACTTCTGATCTTTTTTGTCCACTGACGGTTGACAGACCGGAGTTGGTCCTGTATGGATGATCATGCATTAGATCAACTCACAGGAGACGAATATGACTGCATTCAAGGAAATCCAAGCTCGCCACAACCGCGCCCAGGTCACGACGCTCGCCTGGAAGCTTGTGGCGGCATCCCACCGCTGCGTTTTGACCGACACACAGGCGATCGTGGTGGCAGCCATCGCCGACTATGAGGCGGCAGGCGTCAAGCCCAACCAGCGCCAGCTGATCCAGGCGACCGGCATCGACCGCTCGACGGTATCGAACGTCATCCGCCGCTTGGTTGAGTACGACATCGTCAAGCGCGTCCGTCGCAAGGCCGACGATCGCGCCTGGGACGTCGCGCTGACCGACAAGGGCAAGGCCGAGGCCGGAAAGATCGACCAGATCGCCAAAAAGGTGATCGACCTCACCAAGGGCGTCAATCGCACCGACGAGCTGAAGATTGCCGCCTGATCGGTAGCATCAAAACTGGGAGACGACAAAATGGCCGACTTTACTGTCACCAACCATGGCTCGATCCGCATCCTGCAGGCGCTCACGGAGGCCGCAGAGGACTGGGTCGACGAGCACATCCCCAGTGACGCGCAGACGTGGGGCCGAAACGGCATCGTCGTCGAGCCTCGCTACATCGGCAACATCATCGACGGCATCGAAGGCGACGGCCTGACTGTGGGGGCACTATGAGCAAGCAACCCAGCGAACTAAGCAAGCGGATGTTTGCGCAGCTGATCCTCGCCGCGATCGATGGCACCCTTGGCCTTGTGCAGACGAAATGCGCACACACGGGACGGGACTTGGCGGTGCTTGTCGTCATGGCTGGCGACGAAGAGTCCGGTGACTTCAGGGCGACCCCTCCAGACAGCGTTTTACAACGCTGAAGTGACCGTCAGGAATAAAGCGATCTGAATTAGTCAACTAATGGTTGACACACGTCAGATAGTCAGCTATGAGCTGACATCACATAAGATCAAGGGGAAAAGATCATGACAGTAGATTGCACCATCGCCCAAACCCTGCTCAACGCATGGCTTGAGGCCGTTCAGACCCACGTTCACCAGCACCGCAGCAAAACGCTCAACCTGTCCTTCGACAAGGGCGGCAAGAAGTACCTGCGAGTCGTCGAAAGCGAGGGCGAGCACCATCGTTCGGTGTTCTGCTTCATCGAGTTGTCGACCGGCAACATTCTGAAGGCGTCCGGCTGGACGACGCCAGCCAAGGGCGTGCGCGGCAACATCGCCGACACGAACTACTCCATCGGCAAGGGGATCACGGCTTACGGGGGCGCGTACGCCAGATGATCACAGGCCTCCTTATCCTCATCGGTGTAGGCGCGCCAGCCGCCCACACCCTCCTCTGGCTTCTGGCGCAAGGCCTCGCGAGGGCACCAGATGACGAATAAAACACAGCCCCAGGTAGACAGGCTACGCTCTCTCCTGCGCGTGGTGACGCCAACGACGGTCGTCAACTCGCTGCTGTACGAGCTGGAGGACGTCTGTGACGCCCTCATCAGATCTGGCCGTGTCCACCCGACCGAGGCCAAGGCCATCGCCGAGGCTAAGCTGGCCGCTCGCCTTGCCTGTGCGGCAGCCATGGTATCGCTCGGTGGGACCGGCCCCATCATCAAGCTGTTGCGGGCGCAAATTGATCAAGTCTACATGCGGCAGAAACAACTGAGGGTGCGTTTTCCACGACCAAAGTCAGCCAAGAGTTGACGTTTTGAGCGAATAACCTCACGGTCGCCGCAATTGATCAACTCAGAGGGAACAATGCGAGCACCCGTATCACAAGCGATCCAGTATTACGCCGGGCAGCGGCCTGACTTTGTTTTGGGCGAGGACGAGTACCGCGCCCACGACGCCACCCAGTCATGGGCCGACAATGGCGACAACTCCGCAACGCTTGATGAGCTGATCCAGCGAGCGCTGGAGAGCATGCGCGAGCAGGTCAGTGCCGAGATGAACGCCTACGGGGCCGAGCAGGTCAAACAGGCCGTTATGGACTACGTCGGCAACGGCTATGGCGACATCGCCGCGATCGACGGCAGGCTGTGCTTTGTGTTCGACGCCAGTTCGCAGGCGGCACCGTTCCGCGCCTGCTGGAACCTGCAGACCATGATCACCAACGCGATCCGGGATGCTGAGGGCAAGGGCGACGTGCCGACCCTGCAGAGCCTACAGCAGTTCATCGGTACGCTCGCAAACTCGTTTCGCGCCCCCGTCGCCGCCCCAGCCGCAACCCGCACCCAGCAAGGCCGGGTCGCCCCCACCAAACCGGCGGGTGGCCGTCTCGGGGCGCGCCCCCGCTAAGCGCATTCCGTCATTGATCACCAGGAGGCCGACACATGCAGATCACCAAGGGGATCGCCAAAGCCATGGCCCGGGCGGCGATGGAGGCCCGCTGCCTGGAACTGGCCCGCGAGGAGACGACGAAAGCGCGGGATCTGGCGGCGCAGTTCGAACGGGTGATGATGGGCCAGGAGAAAATGTCGCCTGACGGCATGATGTACGTCGGTGCGGTCATAACGGCGCGGGCCGCGACGCGGTTCCTCGTGCCGTTCCACGGCGAGTGTCTGTGTGGGGAGTGTGAGACGCGCGTCCCGCTCGACGACGCCATGAACATGCTCGCCATCGCATTCGATGACGTAGCGCTAGAAGACACCAAAACCCTTGGGAGAGCCTGATGACAGAAGACCTTAAGCCGCTGCCGGTGCAGGGCTACACTGCCCAGTCGACCGATAAGGTCGCCCTGGTGAACGAGAACAAGGATCTGGAGGAGCGCGTGCTGCGCCAGCTCGATAAGATGGGCAGCCTGAACGGCACGCACGTCCCCGGGCAAGCTAATCTTCCAATCGACCCGCGCATGCTGGCCCTGGCGCGCACCAAGATCCAGGAAGCTTTTATGTGGGCAAACCGCGCCGTGTTCCAGCCGACCCGCATCAACCCGCCAGAGGACCGCATCAACCAGCCAGAGGACAGCCAGTGATCAACCTCGTCACCTTCATCCATGACCACTGGGCGTGGTCCAAGAGAACGTTCGGCGAGGGCGACCGCACCGAGGGCCTGCTGCGCCACATCGAGCGCGAAAGCGACGAGGTGCGGCAGGCGCACACGCCAGATGCCGCGCTCGGCCAGTGGGTCGACATCATCACGCTCGGCATCGACGGCGCACTGCGCGCCGGTCACACCCCGCTGGCGGTCGCCCAGGCGTTGGTCAACAAGCAGACGCTGAACCGCTCGCGCCGCTGGCCACCCCTGATCAACCAGATCCCCGATCAGCCTACCGAACACTACCGCGAGGGCGACACCAGTGCTTGACCTGCTGATCTATGTGCCGATCCTGGCCGCGCTATTTATTTTGATGGGACGATAAATGAGCCAGCCTGCCATCCCCGAGCCGCGCAAGATGTCGGTGGACGAGGTCCGTGGAGCCGAAGAGGCCGCAACGCATCTCGTCCACGCCATGTTGACCGGCATCGAGACCATGGCGGCTGGCAACAAGCTGGTGTCGATGCCGCGTGCTCGACGAGGCGATGGCGCGGTTCCTGCTCGACATCAAGCTGGAGCTTGGGGACAAGATGGCCGAAAGCGCCGCCGCCTTCCTGATCAAAACCCTGATCTGTTACCTGCCAAAAGATCGCCATGACCGGGTCAAGGAGGCATTGGGCTAAAAAGGAGATTTACAATATGTTGAAAATTAACATCAATGCTGTCGTCGAGGCCGTCGCCGTCGCGCTTACTGAGGCGACCAACAAGAGCGGTTTGCCAATTGCTCTGCGGGTGGATTTGGATCGGCTGAGGGACAAATGCACCGCCATGTTGATTGACGTGACGAATGGTGAGGAGGTAGTGCAAAAGTGACAGGCACCTGGAAGCCACCCACAGGGCTGACGCCGATGGCACGGGCGACCCTTGAGGTCCTGCGTATGAGCCTGCGGATCCGTCCGCACCCGATGATGAGCCGGGCCTCGCCCATCGCCCTGTACGCGCAGCAGCGCAAGTGGGTGCGCCTATGAAGAGGCCGGACATCACACGCAAGAGACAGCTGGAGGCAATTCTCGCTGACGCGTTGCGTGATCAGTGTGGCTGCTTTGATCGAGGTGACGGCGTCGTCGTCATCAACGTCTTGGAGCTGGCTCCGAACGGCGTCGTCCACCTGCAGCTCGGCACGATAGCTGACCGAATTATGGAAATCGAAAAGTGAGATGCCGCAACCGCCTGATCATGCACGGGGCCAAGACATGCCCCAGGACGTGCTTGCTGTGTGGACTTGGGCGACCGTGTGTCTGGGGCTGGCCTGACCCCATCAAAAAAAGGAGAAGATCACGATGGACCTGCCGAAAGGGTGGCCAATGATGGTTATGGACCTGAAGCAGCTGGTTGGCGACGTGCGTGTCGACCACATCCTCAACCCGAGCCCGCACCACGCCCTGGAGGACGCGATCTTGACCAAGAACGCGCACGAGTGGTTCCTGCGCCGGGGTTGACGCCCAAAACGAATACCACCATCCATTGACCTTGTCCGCCGAAAGGCGGCTCCCGGACTGACAACTCGTTGCTGCTGCTGCTTCCAAACCCAGTTTGAGGGACAGCAATGCCGCGCCTCGGCCAAACACGTCAGCAATCCTATACGGCAGCCGATCTCGGCATGCCGATGCCTGACAACGACATCATGGTCGACCTGGGCGAGGGCGAGAACCCACTGCACTCGACGTTTGAGATGGACGCCGACGGCAACGTCGACGAGGCTGGCTTCAATGCGCCGAGCCTGATGGACACCCCCGAAACCCACGGCGATAACCTCGCCCTTGTGCTCGACGAGGACCACCTCGACAAACTCGGCCAGGACATCGCCATGATGGTCGAGGACGACATCGAGGAGCGGCGTCCGTGGCGTGAGCGATTTGAGCGCGGCCTTGAGATGATGGGGTTAATCGAAAGCGACATCGACGACGGCCCCTTCCCTGGCGCGTCCAATGCCGTCCACCCCCTGCTGATCGAGGCTGTCACCCAGTTCTGGGCGCGTGCCATGGGCGAGCTGTTCCCGCCTGAAGGCCCATGCAAGGGCAAGGTGATGGGGGCGCAGACGGAGGACAAGAACGCCCGGGCCGAGCGCGTCGCCGAGTACATGAACTACGAGATGACGATCGAGGACGAGGCCTACATCCAGGAGACCTCGCGTCTGCTCTGGCATGTCCCGTTCCACGGCAACAGCTTCCGCAAGACCTACCGCGACCCGATCCTGCAGCGCAACGTTGGCATCTACGTGTCGGCCAATGATCTGATCGTGCCTGCCGAGGCCACCAGCCTCAAGACTGCGCAGCGCTTCACGCACCGCATGTTCAAGTCGAAAAACGAGCTGACCCGCCTGCAGATTGTCAAGCACTATCGCAAGGCTGACATCGATCTGCCGACCGACGAGACGCGCGACGAGATCATGACGGCGAACGACGAGATGAGCGACGCCGCACCCGATGGCGACGACAAGTCGAACCGCTACGAGATCTTTGAGACCTGCATCGACATCGACCTGGAGGGCGACGACCACGTCGACGAGAACGGCGAGCCGACCGGCTTGGAACGCAGTTACGTCGTGTCGATCGAGCGCGCCAGCCGCAAGGTGTTGGCGATCTATCGCGCCTGGGACGAAGACGACCCGATGTGCAACCGCAAGGTCTACATCGAAAAATATGATTACATCCCCGGGCCGGGCTTCTATGGCCTCGGCCTGTTTCACTGCATCGGCGGACTTCAGACGGCAGCGACCGGCGCGATCCGCGTCCTCCTCGACAGCGCGGCGTCCGCGTCGCTCTCGGGCGGCTTCATCAGCAAAAACGCCAACATCAAGGGGCAGCGGCTTATCTCGACGCCGGGCCAGTGGATCCCGGTCGACGCGACCACCGAGGACCTCAAAAACGCCTTCTTCCCGCTGCCGGTCAAGGAGCCCTCTCCGGTCCTGATGCAGATGGTCGCCCACCTTGAGGGAGCCGCGCAGCGGTTTACGGCGACCACTGAGTTGATGACCGGCGACGAGAGCCCCAAAAACGCGCCGGTCGGCACAACCCAGCAGATGATCGAGCAGGGTGGGAAGGTGATGTCGACTATCCACCGGATGGCTCACGCGTCGCTCGGGCGCGAGCTGCGCCTGCGCTACGAGCTGTGCCAAAAGTACGTGCCGGAGGGCGGCTACCCCTACGAGGTGTCGGGCCAGCAGCGCACGGTCTACGTCGACGACTTCGCGCCCGGCGTGTCGGTTATTCCGGTGTCGGACCCAAACATCTTTTCGACGCAGCAGCGCATGGCGCAGGCGCAGGGCGTGTTCCAGATGGCGGTCGAGACCGGCGTGGTGCCGATCAAGATCGCTGCCCGGCGGATGCTGCAGGCGATGCGCGTACCCGACATCGACGAGCTGCTGCCAGCAGACCCCAAACCAATCAGCTACGACCCGATCGGCGAGGTCCAGGCGATCATGCTGGGCAAGCCAGTGATGGTCACGCCGGAGCAGAACCATGTCGCGCACCTTCAGGTGCTGTGGGCATTTATGTCTAACCCGCAGTATGGGGGAAATCCCGAGGTCCAGAAGCAAGTCGGCCCGGCAGCGATTGCGATTATCGGCCAACATATGGCCTACGCCTGGGCGACCCACGCCCGTGGCCTTGGCGCGCCTGCTGGTTATATGGACCCACAGAGCGGTCAGATGTCTGGCAACACGCCGCCAGAGCAGATCGCGGAGGCTGTCGCCCAGATGGCTCCTGCGCTCGCTCAGGTGGCTGGGCTACCGGTTCCAGCCGAGGAGGGCAAAGACGGCAAGGGCCAGAACGAGATCCAGATCGAACGCGAAAAGCTCCAGATCGAGCGCGAGAAGCATCAGCAGGGCATGCAGATGCAGCAGGAGAAGCACCAGTTCGAGCTGCAGCGCGAGCAGGCCAAGCTACAGGCCGAGCAGCAGATGGCGCGGCTCAAAGCCGAGACCGCTCATATGCAGGCGCAGATGAAGGCGCAGATCGACCAGCAGAAGAGCGAGCTGGAGATGCAGACCCAGCAGCGTCAGGCTCAGATGCAAGAGCAGCAGATGCAGACCGACATGCAAATGCAGCGCGTGCAGTCCGAACAGCAGATGCACATGGACGCACAGTCAATGGAGCAGGAACAAGCCATGGGCCAGCAGAAGATGGCCATGGAGGGTCAGCAGATGGAGCAGGAGGGGCAAATGAAGGCCCAGTCGGCTCAGCAGGACATGCAGATCAAGCAGCAGCAATCGCAGCAGCCGCGCGGCAACAAACTCAACCACCTCCGCAACGATCCATCACAAGGACAGTAAGATGCCTCCTCAGAGCCCGTTTGCAGCCGCTCCAGGCGGACCAATGCCTCCAGGTGGAGGCATGCCCCCAGGCGGTCCAGCCCCTGGCGGCATGCCTGAAGGCCCTGGCGGCGATCCCATGGAGATCCTCGCCGCTATCGCCGAGGCACTCGCCCAGGTGACCCAGATGATCCAGGAGCTGGCGGCAGCCCTTGGTGGCGATGAGCAGCCCCAGGATCCAATGATAGAAGGCCCAGGTGGCCCGCCTCCTGGCGGCATGCCTCCACAGTAATCGATAAAGGTGTTTGATGGCGGCCCAGTCCCCCTTTGTGCGCGATGAACAGCTGTACGACGCCATGGGCAATCCAATCCCTGGATCTGCCGGGATGGACTATGGCGACGGCAGCGGCAACATGACCGGCGAGCTGTCTCCAGAGCAGTGGGCAGCTGTCCAATCGACTGCGGGCAACTTCGCGCGGACAGCTGGGAACGTTGGGGCTGAATTGACGGGGATCCCGTCCCTGGGTCGTGCCGTCGAGTCAGGTGGTGATGCGTACACGTCATATCAAAATGGCGAATACGGCGACATGGCTAAGCACGGAGCAAATTCAGCCGGTAACGCCATTGCTGGCTTGCTTCCGACCGCAGCCATACTGCGCGCCATTGGTGGCGCACGCGCAATTGGCGCAGCAGGGGCTTCGGCTACCCTCACGACGGCGGCAGAGGCAGCCGATGGCGTACAGGGCGCAGCCACACGCCGGTCGGATGCTGTTTCATCCAACCCGCAAATTGTAAAGATGCGCAAGAGCCTGGAGGACCTCGATAGGACCGACCCGGGGCTGAACGACCTCATCAAGCAGCGCGATGCGCAGCAGCAGAGATTGCGGGACCTGGACAAGCCCAACGGCGTGAGGGCTGGGCAAGCCAAGCAAATCCGCGAAGACGCCGGTGGCCAAGTCAAGACCCTGACTCAGCAAATCGAAACGTACCGCAACAGCGGGCCGCTGGCACAAGCCAAAGAAGCTGCGCGCAAGGCACTTGCCGACGAAGAGACCCGCGTGGGCGACGAATGGCAAGCCCAGGCCCCCATTCGCGATCGGCTACCATGGGCGGCTCCCGCAGCCATGGTTGGCTTCACCGCGCTTGGGACTGCGATCCCTGCCATTGGCGCTGTGCGAAAGACGGCAGCAGGCCAAACCCTCAAGACCAAGGACTACCTGACCGGCGGAGCCATTGGGGGCGGCATGGCGCTAGAAGGCAAGGCCCTGCCCGATGAGTGGGATGCTGCCGTCTACGACACGGGCACCCGGGCGCGCGATCAGGCCATTAAAAATTTGACCGGCATGATTGACGACCCGCTACATCAGTCGCTGCCATCGTTTCTTGGTGGCTCGCTAATGGCCGTGGGCGGACAAAAGCTCATCAACGCCGCGCGGGCACCCATCCAGCCGACATCGGCAAAGGATATGGCAAGGAACGCCAAACGTAACGCAGCTGAGGACAAGCTTCGTGCAGACGGGTTTGACCCAGAGCAGCGCCCGGCCATGCCGATCCGCAAGCTCAAGGCAGAGGACGTTCCCTACGAGCCAGTGCCCATTCAGCGCAAGCAGATCCCGCCGTTTGCGGCAGATCAGCCTAAAACGGCGCTTTCTGTCCGTGACGAAACTCGTACGCCCGGCGGCGGCTCGCAATATCAGTCGGGGGGTCAAGGCTTTGCACAAACTCCTCGAAACGGCGATGCTCCAGGAGATCGTGCTCGTGTTGCCACTGGCGAGGCATCCAATCGTACGGCAGATACTGGCGCAGAAGCCACTCGATCAAGCCCTGACGGCGGGCTTCGGGGACCTCCGCCACTTCCGCCTCAAGGACAGGCGCGTTCTCCTGAGGAGATAATGGCTGCCTTTGGTCAGCCAGTCCCAAGGGGTGCAACCGGATCGGATCTGGTAACGTCGTCATCTAAGCCTCCATTCGCAAAAGCAGACCAAACACAACCCTACACGCGCGACCCGAGCCAGACCATGGGGCGCGATTTATTTGAACCGAAAACCTCGTCCGGGGAGTTCACGCGCGACCCGAGCCAGACCATGTCCAAGAGCCTGTTCGACAAGGCCGCAGGTCGCCACAGTGCGCAGGACGACCTCCTGTCGAGCATTGGCGACAAACTGCGCCACATCGACGGCATGTCGCCCCTGAACCACGCCCTGAATGTCAAGGGCGGCCCAGGTCGCGCCCAGGCCATCGAGGAGGTGCGTCGGCGCGCCGGTATCCCGGCTGGCCCGATGGCCGATGAGACCGTCGGCAAAGTAGCCAAGAAGACGCAGGGCTACCTCAACCGATCGGGCGGCGATGTCGAGGAGGCTAAAAAGGCGATTGCCGCAGATCGCGGTCTTGGCAAGATCACAGCTGCGGCAGCTGGCGCAACGACGGCAGCGGCGACCGGCAGTGATACCAGCGAGGCACGCGCAGGCCTGTTTGGGGGTCGCGGCCACGAGGCTGCTGGACACTCGGCAGAGCACGCCAAGGCTCGGTCGGCACTGCACCAGAAACTCGATACTGAGGGGCATCCGGTTATCTCCGAAGCGGTACAAAGAATTGTCGACCAGAACAAGATCGTCTCCCCGCACCGGCTGGCAGCCGAGCTGCGCGCCAGCCATGGGGACCGGTTTGAAGGGGTTAAAACCAACACGCGGGAGGCTGCAAAGATCCTCCGGCGGATGGGCTTCACTGACGAGGACTAATTCGATACATAGTCATTCAGCTGATGTCAACCATCAGTGGACAATAAATTTTGCACTGAATGGTTGACGATCCAAACGAATACCAACATCGAGAATGGACCCGCACGATCCGGCTCAGACGTCCCCGAAAAATGAGGGACTGAGATGTTGGAAGACTTTGTTGCCGACCTGAAAAAATCCATCGAGGCGTTCCGTCACGCCGAGATCAGTGCACTTATCGCCTGCCAGGGCGGTGACGGACGTCACGAGCACCTGCGGGGCCGTATCATTGCGGCACAGCAGATCGAGATCATGGTCAAGGACCTGTTCGACACGAAGTACAACAAGAACCACGAGGACGACGAGGCCCGTGCGCCGATCTCGCGTAACGGCATCCACGCGCCCGGCAACCGCCGTCTGGGGGCACGCGTATGAATCAGCAGATCATCCGTGCCGCCGGGCACCTCGCCACCGCCAGCGCCATCAACACCGAGGGCTTGATCCACGATATCGACACGCCGGTCCCGGAGCACAAGCTCAGGGTGCCACTGTGGAAGATCATGGCCATGCCGGTCGGCATCCGCCGCACATCCCGGGGCGGCATCATGCTGCCCGACGAGACCATCGACGTTCAGAACTGGACGCACCAGCTCTATAAGATCGTCGCGGTCGGCAATCACGTGTTCCGTGGCAAGGCCTACGAGAGCTACGACATCACCGAAGACGAGCGGCCCCAGATCGGTGACCTCTGGATCATCGACAGCAAGCAGCCGCGCCGGTTCCAGTACAAGGGCCACACCTTCGTGGTGATTACTGACGACAGTCTCAACGTCAGGGTTGACCCATCGGACGTCGAGAATTTGAAATTCAACGGCATCGAGCTTTGAGGGGGCTGACATGAGCATGACGCACCAGCAAGACCGTCGGCGGGCACCACCTCCCCGCGTCGCGCGCGTCCATATCGGTGACATGGACCGCCAAGGCACCATCAAGTGGTTCGACGACGACAAGCGCTTCGGCTTCATCAAAACGCCGAGCGGTACCGACGTGTTCCTGCACTTCTCTGTACTCAAGAAATACGGCGTCAACCCCCGCCAGCTGGTCGAGGGCGTCAAGGTCCGCTTCAAGCTCGATGATGCACCCCGGGGCGCACGCCCCGAGGCACTCGCTATCGCGCTCGCCTGATCCCCTGACGGGGCTTCTATGGGCACTACTGCTGCTGCTTCAAAAAACCAACGGGCCGGTGTGCCCCTATGAGTGGAAAAGCAGATGCCTCCTATTGCTGATGATGATGACCTGCTCGTCGATCTTGAGGACGATCTTGAGGAGAGTTTTGGCGACGATGATGGCCCGCTACAGCTTGAAGACCTGCGACAGGGCCAGCTTGAGGTTGACGAGCTTCCTGACGGTCTGAATGAGGAGTCCCAGGCCCCCGTCGCGCGCCAAGGTCGCCAGCAAGTCGTCGATGACGACGGTGACTTTGACTACGACGGCAATCAGCGGGTCGTGGAGGCCGAGAACCGCGCCCGCACCGCTGAGGCGAACGCGGTATACACGGAGGCCCGCGCCCGCGCAGCCGTCTACTCCCAGCAACGTGATACCGCCAAGGTAGCGCTGGAGACGGTCGGCACTAAGTTGTCCGAGGCCCAGCAGCAGCTGGTCTACGCCCGCGAAAACGGCGACGTCAACGCTGAGATCCGCGCGCAGAACATGATCGACGAGATCAAGACCCTGCGGTCTCAGATTGAGCATACGGCGAGAAACATTCCCGATCCCGGCCAAGTCATGCAGGAGGGCGAGGCTAAGGCGCGCGGCATCCTGGCGCAAGAGGCACAGGGCAAGCGGGTCGGGAACGGCATCCAGGCGCGGCACCCATTGGCCGAGCGGTGGGCTACCTCAAACAAGACCTGGATGACGACGAACAAGCGAGCCAACGACTTCGTCATCAGCCAGTCGAGCGTCTTGACCCGCGACGGCTGGGATCCCAACACGCCGGGATTCTACAGCGAGCTGTCGCGCCGCGTGCAGAACGCCTTCCCCAAACTCAAGGTGGGCACCATCCAGGCCCCCAAAAAGACGCCGGGCAACCGCACGGCGTCACGTGGGCCAGTCGCCCCGACCCGCTCCTCGTCCGGCGGGGGCGTCTCTCAGCGGCAGGCGCAGAACGGGACCAAAACCTACACGCTCACGGTCCCTGATCAGGCCGCGATGAAGCGGGCCAACCTGGACCCCAAGAACCCAATCCACCGCAAGGCCTTCGCGAAGGCCCGCATCGAAGGCAACAAACGCGCCATGCAGCGCTAAGAGGGACTGACACATGGCACGAGTTTATGAGCGCACTGGCGAGATCGACGTTTTCGAGCGCGCACGCCCAACCATTATCCGGCACGCCACCCACGAGACGCGTGACGCGGAGGCGACCCGCGTCGATCAGCGGGTCGAGACCAACCCGGCGAGGTGGATCAACCCCAGCTCACTGGATGCGCCTGAGCCGCGCCCCGGCTACGTCCAGCGTTGGGTCGTCGACGGCACCGACCCGAGTGCCGACAAGAACGCCAAAACCACCTGGGGCAAGAAGCTGCGCGAGGGCTGGGCCCCGCGCGACCCCAACACAATTCCAAGCCAGCTTCGCCAGACCTACGCGTCGGCCAAGCTGAGCACCGGCCAAGGCGTCATCGGTGTCGCCGGGTTGGTGCTGTGCGAGATGCCACGCCAAGTCGCCCTGCAGCGCTACCACGCTATGGGCGACTCGGTCGACCGGCTCGGCGCGTCCCTGCCTGAAAGCACGGATGCGCTGCGTGAGAGGGAGCGGAAGCGGAACCGCGTTGGGGACCTTGAGGTCACCGACAAGGTGAAGAGCCTGCGGGGTCGTGCCCCCACCATGGTTGAATAAAAATCTGAACACAGAGGACCAGACAAATGGCTAACGCTCTTTACCCGTTTGGTTTCCGGATCGCGCGCCATATGTCGGCGCTCGGTCAGGAGCTGAATGACTACGCTCTCAACCCCGCCACCGCTGTCTCGATCGCGGTCGGCGATGCCGTCAAATCAGATGGTGCCGGTGGCATCACGAAGGCCGCAGCCGGTGACGCGCTCCTCGGCTTCTTTGCTGGCGCTTGGATTACCACGCGCGGGCAGTTCGGCGGCAGCCAGAACTTCGCGGCCAATGGCCAGATCCCGTATTTCAAGGTCTGGATCCCCGGCTCGGTCCTTCTCCCGCCCGGCTCCTCGCTGCGCTGTCAGGTGCACGACGACCCCAACATCCTGATCGAAGCCCAGTGCTCGCAGACGATCACTCGCGCCGACATCGGCAGCTTCGTCGATCTCGTCGACGCAGTCCCCGACACGGTGTTTGGCCGCTCCAACCAGACGGTCGGCACCCCTGGCGGCACGGCCAGCCAGTTCCGGATCGAGAAGGTCCTGGAGCAACCAATGCGCAACGTGAACCCGGCCTACACCGCTGACACTATCGGCTACTCGCTCTCGGGTGAGGGGCGGTATGCCTTGGTGCAGCTGCGGATGGTCAAGCATGAGCGTGGCGGGGCCGCGATGGCCATCGCGGTCTAATCGCGCCAGCCTGTCAACCAACAGCTTACACAAGGAACACTCAAATGGTTATGACCCGTGCGCAATTCGCGCGAGACCTTCAAGATGGAATTAATGCCCACTTCGGCATGGCCTACGACACCTGGGAACCCGAATACACGAAGTTCACTGAGAAGCGCACGTCCAAGCGTGCGTATGAAGAAATGGTGTTGCGCGTCGGCCTGGGCGAAGCCCAGGAGAAATCCGAAGGCGGCATGATCACGTTCGACCAGGGCGCGGAAGGCTACACCTCGCGTGTCGACTTTTATACATACGCCTTGGCGTTCGCGATCACCGAAGAGGCTATCGACGATAATCTCTACGCGGATCTTTCGGAAATCTACGGCAAGGAGCTGGGCAAGGCCCTGCAGCATGCCAAGGAAGTTCGTGGGGCCGGGCTGTTCAACAACGCGTTCAATTCGAACTACACTGGCGGCGATCAACAGGCGCTCTGCTCGCCCACGCACCCGCTCTACTCCGGCGGCGTCTACAGCAACACGCTGGCGACGCCTGCTGACATCTCCGAAGAGGCCCTGGAGGACGCGTGCATCCAGATCTCTGGCTACGTGAACGACCGCAACCGCCCGATCGTGGTCAAGCCGAAGAAGCTGATCATCCCACGCCAGCAGACGTTCACCACGCAGCGCATCCTGAAGACTACGGGGCGCGTCGGCACGGCCAACAACGACATCAACGCGATCAAGGACGGCGACTACATCCCCGACGGCTTCATGGTCAGCCACTACATGGTCGACCCTGACGCATGGTTTCTCAAGACCGACTGTGACCTTGGCCTGATGTTCTGGCAGCGGAAGGCGGTCAAGAAGGGCATGGAGACGGACTTCCGGACTGGTAATATGTTGTATAAGACATCAGAAAGATTTGGCTTCAGTTTTGGAGATCCACGTTGCCTTTTTGGGTCGACTGGGTCGCCGATCTGAGCCTGTCGACCGATAGCTGACAAGGAGGGCGTGGCGATGGATGGTTTTGACTTTGGTGACCTGTTGGACGAGGCGTTTGAACGCGCCGGTCTCGACCCGGCATCGATCAGCCATCGCCACCTCAACTCGGCCCGCAGATCGCTCCTGCTGCTGAACACGATCATCGAAAACGAAGGCGGAGGCCGGGCGACTGCTGAGTACCGCGAAGACACCGTTGTGATCCCGTTGCCGACCGGGCGCGGCGCGGTGACATTGCCTGACGACACGATCGACGTCATGGCTTGCCAGCTCCTGTTCCCGAACAGCCTGCCGCTGCCGCTGGCCCGCACCACGCGGGAGGATTACTTCACACTTGCCAGACCGACCCACCTCGGCAGCCCCAGCCTATTCTGGGTGTCGAAGTCGCTGCCCGGCGAGCTAACGCTGTTCGAGCCCACCCTCGTCTCTGGCTGGGGAGCAGCCGCGTTCTCGCAGGCGGCTGGCGGCAACGTCACCTCACTGGCTGGCAAGAAGGTGTTGGTGCTGTGGCCGCAGAATGGTCTATCGGGCGTATCGGTACAGGTTACGCGCCTTCGCGACATCGCCATGCCGGTCGGCATGGGAGACGCAATCGATGCTCGCCGCAACTGGTGGGAGACGTACTGCCAGGGCTTAGCGGCCCAGCTTGCCGCGAAGTGGAACCAGCCTGCTGCTGGGCCGCTGGAGGCTAAATTCATGCGGACGCTGCGCAGCCGTTTCCAGGACGAGAACCACGGGCCGGTGCAGGTCGGCTTCAGGGCGTTTGGCTGGTCACGTCCGAGGAGGCACTAATGGCAGGTCGCGGCAGAGCATTGCGCAATGGGGTTGCGTTCGACGAACGCACGGGCTTCAAGGAAAAGGGTCGCCGCCTGCGCCAGGACGGCGAGCGCGGAATCCTGACGACCGATCCCGATCCGGTCCACCCACAGCGGTTCGTTCGCGTCCCGCCTCCTGACGGCATGAACTACCGCCCAGGACCGCCGCAGCGCGACGCAATGGGCGCGCGCATCGATTTGTCATACTGCGTCGCTTCCGTGGGCCGGTCTGGCAATCAGTCGTCACGGCTCGCGCTCCAGCGTGCGCCGAGTCCATTCGCCGCCTGCGTCTGCATCGGCTTTCCGATCACCGTACACCCGACAGTCAACATCCCGGCGAGCATCTTTGTGACCGCAGTGCAGGTCGGGCCACTCTTGAACATTCAAACCCGACTTTCGATCAACGGCACTGTCGAGGCAGCATTCAATCCATCCTCACTTCTTGCAGGATCCTGTATCGTTCTGCCATCAGCGAGTGTGAATGCCACTAAGGCCTCGATCTATGCAACGGTCGATTATGGTTGGGGCGGTGGCGGCTGGGGCAGTGGCGGCTGGGGTGTGAGCCCGACACAATCTGATGAGGTCGCCTGATGGCCTACACAACCAACTACGCGCTCCTCGTTGAAGAGCTGCAGGATATTGTCGACGACACCAATGCGGAGTTCGTCGCCAACCTGCCCAAGATCATCAACCGCGCGCTCGACGTCGTGCAGCGCGACCTCGGCTTGGCAATCTGGCGGCGCTTCACCAGCCTAAACATCTCCTCTGGGGTAGTGTCGTACAACCGGCCAAATGGGGCGTTGCAGATCTTTTCGATCTTCGTGCCATCTGAGGGCCGTATGATCGAGCAGCGCCACCTAGACTGGGTCCGCACCTACGGCACTGCGACCGGCGTACCGCGCTATTGGGCCGAGGTTGACGAGGGCGCGATCCGGATCGCGCCGGTGCCGGATCGCGCCTATGTGGCCGATATTGAGGTGCTGAAAAAACTCCCAGCTCTGGACTTGTCAAGCCAAACGAATTGGATCACCGACAACGCAGCTGATCTCCTGCTCCTGGCGAGCCTGATTGGTTGTGAGGTGTACCTCGTCGGACCCGGTCGAGTGCAAGAGTTCACCGCACTCTACCAAATGATCCTGCAGTCTGCGGTTAACGAGCTGCGAGGATCTGAACGGACGCGATACACGCCCGTTCGTGCTGCTGCTAGGCCCACTCTCAATCCAGGGACATCAGCATGACCATCTCAAGCGGCGTTACCTCAACCTACAAGCGCGACCTGCTACTTGGGGTCCATGATTTTTCGACAGACACCATAAAGGCAGCGCTCGTCACGAGTGCAGCCAACTACGACCCAGCGACCGCCACTATCTACACCAACGGCAACGGAGAGGCGGCGGGGACCAATTACACGGCGGGCGGCGTCACGCTTCCGCTGAAAGCAACCTTCCCCAAAGTTGACGCGGCAACCGGCTATGGCGTCGTCGATTTCGGTCCAGCCACGATCACAAACTGCACCGTCACCTTCCGGGGGATCGTGATCTACAACGCCAGCAAGGGCAACAAGGTCATCCAGATCATGGATCGCGGTGTCGACGTCAACGTGATCGACGGCGACCTCGTTCTCAGCAACTCCAGCGGCGACCCTCATCTCATTAAGGTGATCTGATATGGTAACGACCCCCTCAACGCTCCTGCGCACAGCCCGCCAGGGACGCAACGACAACGTCGGCACCTGGGACACGGTCGCGCATGGCATTTTTGATCGGCTCGAAGAAGCCATTATGGCCACAGCTGCCATCGTCACGACCGGGGGAACGTATACACTTACCAAAAACGACCTTGTGGCTGATGAGGGCCGCAGCCCAATCGTCCGCATTACCGGTGCGCTGACATCAAACGCGACGATTATCCTGCCCTATAACGCAAAAGCATACCTTGTATTCAACGACACATCTGGCGCATTTAGCGTCACGATTCAATCGACTCTTCCGCAGATTCTGATCATCCCCCAAGGTTACTTTCAGCTTTTCTACACCGGCAACAATGGCGGGTTGTTCGCTACCACCCCAGCCTTTAGTAAAACTCTAGGCATCGACCCACTTGCCTACGGATCAGCCAAGATCCCCCGGTCTGCCCTTGCCGCCGATGTCCAGGCTGACCTCACGGCTGGTGTGTCTGCTGGCGCGCTCAGCTACCAAAGCGGCTGGAATGCCTCAACCAACAGTCCCGCTCTGACATCGAGCGTCGGCACAAAAGGCTTCTACTACCTCGTCACGACGGCTGGATCGACCAGCCTCAATGACATCAATCAGTGGGATGTCGGCGACAAGGCTGTCTACAACGGCACCTCATGGGAACGCTGGGAAGGCGCGGTTTCGTCCACCGAGATCATCAGCTCTCTTGGATACACCCCAGTCCAGCAGGGCACTGGGGTCGGTCAAATCTCCAACGCTATTAAAATTGGCTGGTCCGGCGAACGTCTAAAAGTGACTGTCGACGTTGTGGACATGGGCAACGTTGTATTCGACAACCATCTCGCCAGCTATTGGAACTCTAGTAATTTTGACCCCGCCACAAAACAGGCGGTCCTTGGTTACACGCCGGTCAACAAGTCTGGAGATACGTTGTGGGGGCCTTTATATTTTTCAACGGCTGCGGGCGGTTTCAATGGGTTTGAAATTGGCACAGGCGACGGGGTGACTTACGCGACGCACAATTATCGACTTCGCGGGTGGCATGGGATCGGGTTCTCAGATCATACCAACACAGTCCACGGGGTCTACAATTTCCGAACCGGCACATGGGACGTACACGGTGGCTACAGGATCAATGGGCAGTCGGTCTATCACCCAGGCAACCCGCAGCCAAACCAGATCCTCGCACACGCTCGCGTGAACGGTTCGACGGGTGCACTGCTCCGCTCGGCTAACGTCATATCGTGCACCCGCGTTGCGGCTGGTGTCTATGACATCGTGATCGCTGGCACGTTGCCGACTAATTTTGAGGTATTTGCCACAGCATCTCGCAGCGCGAATAACGCGCAAATCGCATTTGAGGACGCCTCGCTGCGCTCTGGCAACACCATACGAATTTTTGTGGTGAACAACCAACACGCGGCGGCTGATGACTTCTTCTCATTCTTCATTTTGTGAGCCTCAGCATGCTAATCATTTACGACGACAACGGTCAGGTGCGGACGGCGGGAATTGCCGTTGAGCCACGCCCAGCCGTGACACACGATTTGCCCGTCATGGGGATGGTTGACGTGCCCGGAGATCCGGACGCGGACGGCAATCCGACGACGAACCAGCAGGAAATGCAGACCGGCGTCGAGACGGTCATCGATACTCCAGCCGAGACGGAAGCGGAGTGCATTGCACGGCTCATTACAGGCGTCGTGCCATCAGGTGCGCGTTATCTGACCTCACCACCAACAACCCTCCCTGACGTGCCACCCAAGCGGTGGGCCGTGGACTGGGATGCCGGGGCGGTTGGAATTTTGGCAATACCAGCTCAAATATTGATCGAATACGCCGCCGAAAAGCGCTGGCAGCTCGAAACGGGCGGGTGCGCGAGCTTTGATGATCAGATCATCAATACGGACCGCGACAGTCAATCTAAGCTGATCGCTGAGATGGTGGCGATCGGTGCTGGCCTTCGCACAGACCCGTCTGGATGGAAGATGCGCGGCGAGTTCGTAATGTTGACCAACGCTCAAATGCTGACGGTGATCGGCTTGGCTCGGTCACACATCTCAAACGCGTTTAACTTGGAGGCGACCGTAAGTGCTGGCATCGCAGGCGGTACTGTCACAACGAAGGCGCAGATCGACGCCGCTTTTGCAGCTTAACTGGGTGGGCCTAAATGGACCAGAGACTGTCGCTCTCCATGCCGCCGGGCATCGTAAAAAAAGATAGCCTATTTGCGACGAGGAGCCGCTGGTACGACTGTAACCTTGTGCGCTTTTGGCAGGGCCAACCACAAAAGTGGCGTGGGTGGGAGACCTATATTCCACCCAACCCGATAGTGGACCCTCCGCGCGCAGCGCTCGCCTGGACAACAACAAACGGGACCAGACTCGTTGCCTGGGGGACTGCTGCTGGGCTCTACATCCTCAAGGACGGCGTCATTTACGACATCACGCCGGTCGGCCTCGTGCCAGGGCTCGTCACTGGCGCTAACGGGATCGCGCCGCGTACCTGGACGCTGCAGAAGGCGGGCGATGACTTGATTGCCAATCCGCGTGGCGGCACCATCTTTCAGTGGGTGTTCGCCACTGGCGTCGGCGTGCGTGCTGCTGCGATCTCAGGTGCGCCTGCTGTGTGTCTCTCAATTATTGTCACTGACTTGCGCTTCCTGGTGGCGCTCGGCGCAGACAGCCCGCTGCGCGTCGCGTGGTCGGACCAGGAGGTCTTTACCGACTGGACACCGTCACTGACGAATAAGGCTGGAGACCTGCTGGTCGAAAACGGCAACGAGCTTGTCGGCAGTGTGCAGACACGTGGCGGCTGGACACTGTGGACTGACAACTCCACCCATAATTTTGTGTGGGTTGGTGGTGACAGCGTGTTCGACCTTGACCGGCAGGGCACTGGCGTCGGCGCAATCTCGCCCAACGGTGGTGTCGACTACGATGGCACCTCGATCTGGATGGGTACTGACGGCTTTTACATGAGTGACGGCGTCGTTGCTCGGATTGAGTGTGATGTGAATGAGTTTGTGTTCGGTGGATCTCGGTCTGACCTTATCGCAGCCATCGATAGAGGGTGGGGCGGAGATGGTTGGGGCGCTGGACCCTGGGGCGGCAGCTACGAAAACAAAGCGGTCGGCGTCAACCGCACGCAGGCCCACAAGATATTTGCTTGTATCAACAAAGCGTACAATGAGGTTATGTGGTTTTATCCGTCACAAGGCAGTGACGAGAACGACTCCTATGTAACCTACAGCAAAACCCAGGGCTGGACCACTGGCCAACTTGTGCGGACCACCTGGATCGACAAGACCAATGTCTCTAATGCGCCGCTGGCGACAGGGATTGATGGGACGGTCTATCAGCACGAGACCGGCACCACAGCAGATGGTGTGCCAATCAACTACTTCCTCCAGTCGGGCGGGATTGAAATCATTCCGCAGGCAGGCGAATCCGCGTCGAGCCAGCACGTCAGGCTGCGACGCGTAGAACCTGACTTCGGCTATGTCGAGGGCGACCACGCTCTGACCATCGAGGTCTATAGCCGCCCCCGTGACCAGTCTCCGCGCATCAAGGGACCATACCCCATCAGGCCAGAGACAGAGCAGTTTAACCCTCGCGCCCGGGGCAGGTGGTTCTCGTTTCGGTGGACTGGAGAGGGTGATTTTAGGATGGGCAGTGTTCAGATCTACTACGCACCCACGGAGGGCCGCGAATGAGTCCCGACCGCAAAAAGACGACCAAGACGCTGCCGATTGCGCCCAGCGCATACGAGCGCAGCAACGAGCAGCGCACGCGTAGCGACATCGAGGGTGCGCTGGCGCAAATCAATCGTGACATCGAAACGAATACCACTACCCTCAACACACTCATCGCCACACTGACGACAAGGGGAGTGCTGCCATAATGGATGCAGAGATGCTCAAGCTCCTGATGGGAAGTCAGGGTGGCGTGCAATCTCCATTTGCCGCGCTTCCGCAGGCGGGTGCTGGAGGAGAGGCGGCACCCATGGGCGCTGCCGCGCCACCGCCCGGCATGGAGGGTCTAAATGCGCTCGACCCAAAGAGTCCGCCCGGTATGCTGGACAGGCTCCAGACCAGCGCCATGGATCCCAAAAACCAGAGCGCAGCCCTAAAGCAGATGGGGTCCAGCATTGGTAAAAGTTTCACAGATCAAGCCGGACTGCCATCTGGCGGCGGCGCACCCGCAACCGGCGGCAAACCAAACGACCCAACGCAGGCAATCGGCCAAATGGCTGCCGGTGGCCGCCCCATGAGCGGCGGACTTCCGGGTAGCGGCACAGGCGCACTGGGTGGGCCGGAGGCTGCGGCTATGCCGGGCAAGATGGCGAACGGCATGCCGCAATCGCCGTTCGCAGCTGACCCGCGCAAAAAGATTTGGGGGGGCTGATGACCATGCCGCCGTTTGCAGCGATGGGTGGGGGTGCAAAGCCATCCCAGCCGACCGGACCGCAGACCTCGCCGACCGCTCCCGGGGGCGGCGTGTCGCCGTTTATGCCTGCTCCACAGTCTGGTGCGCCGCAGTCGATGCCGATGACACCTGCTGCCGGTGGCGGCATGGCGGGCGGCATGAACGGCATGCGAAACTGGATGAGCCAGCTGCAATCGCTATTCGCTCGGCCTGGACGTCAACCCCAGCAGGCTAAGCAGCCCATGCCCGGAAAGCCGCAGACCCAGCCGCCGCGCGGCGGGATCTCGCCTTACGGCACTCCACCCCAGCAGACCCAACCGACAATGCCAGGAAAGCCGCAGACCCAGCCGCCAATCAACAAGACGTTGCTGGGGTCAAACGGGCTGCCGCGCCCGATGAGGTAACATGACCACGATCGAGATCCGCAAGGCCGAGTTCTTTGACCTAAACGCCCTGGAGGGCCTGCTTCATCGCGGGATCGAGGAGGCGAACGGCCTCATTGCGCCATACGACCCCGAGACCGCCTACCGCACCGGCCTGGAGCAGATCTCGCAGGGTCTCGTGTTCGTGGCCGCCGAAAACGTTGACGCGAAGCGCCAGAAGCTCGTCGGCGGGCTCTGCCTCGCCCTGTCCAGGTGGCACTGGAACCACAAAGTCAGCTATCTGGAGAGTATCCACTACTACGTGTTGCCGGAGTACCGCAGCCGGTCTGCCGGTAACGTGCCGGTCGGCGTGGCGCTCCTGAATGCAGCCAAGTCGGGCGCGCAGGCCGCCGGGCTGCAGCTGCTGGTCCGGATTGGTTCGGGCGAGGTCCGCCTGGAGGCCAAGGAGCGGCTGATGGAGCGCGCCGGTTTTCCGCGTGTCGGCGGCAACTATCTGTTCCAGCCGAAGGAGGCATAAATGTCGAGCGGCGGCGGTAGTCAGACAGTCACTAACAAGACAGAGTTGAGCCCCGAGCAGCGCGATACGCTGACGGCGTTCAATAATCACTATTTTGGTGGCTCAGGCGACAACATGGTCGCCCCAGACGCACGCCCTGATTTCAACTGGGACAGCGCCAGTCAGGGCGTGGCCGACACGTACGTCGCGCCGTTCAGCCAGGATCAGAACGACGCATTCCAGACGACCCGCGATATGCAGGGCGCGCAGCAGCCGACCATGGACCTCGCCAAGGGCATGACGGCCATGGGCGGCGCACCGACCGGAACCAACATCTCCTCGACCGGTATGGGTTGGGATAACGGCACCTTCAACTACGACACGGCCAGGCAGTCGGCGATGAACCCATTCGTGGGCGCAGGTCTCGACCAGATGAACATGAATTTCAGCCAACAGCTGAACGGTATCAACGACAAGTTCTCGAAGAGTTATGGCGGATCCCGTCAGGCGGTCGCCTCGGCGAACGCGCTCAAGGGCCACGACATGAACGTCGGCTCGTACCTGCAGGACGCCTTTGGCCGGGCGCAGACCCAGGCCAACCAGTTCCACCAGATGGGTGCGTCTGACATCGCCCAGAACAACCAGAACGACCAAGCCAACGCCACCCGCATGGGCGCGGCTGGGCAGCAGCTCGGCAACCTTGCTGAGCAGGACCAGAAAATCGCAGGCAACGACATCAACGCGCTCGCGGGTGTCGGCTCGCAGATCCAGGGCATGGATCAAACCCGGCGCGACACCGCGCTCAACGCGCAGCGCGACAACGAGACCTATGCCGCCCAGCTGTTGGCAGCCCAGAATGGATTCAATCCGGCCAGTTCGACCACTCAGAACAGCACCCGCAACATGGGTTCAGGCGCTATCTGGGGGCAGGTCGGCGGGTCGCTGTTGTCGGCGCTGCCGACGTTGATGGGCCTGTCTGACGAGCGGTCGAAGGAAAAGATCAAGGACGCAGACCCTGAAGACGCGCTGAAGACGATCCGCCAGCTGATGCCTAAGACCTGGGAGTACAACGACGACGCCAAGGGGCGCATGGGCGCACCAGAGGGCCGCCGCACCGGCTTTATGGTCCAGGACCTCGAAAAGGCGACCGGCAATGCCGCGCCCGAGATCGGTGGGTACAAGCATTACGACATGGGCGAGCAGCTCGGCATGCTCACCCAGGCCGTCCAGGCGATCGACACCAAGCTGGCCAAACTTGAGGGCGGCAAAAAGAGGGCTGCCTGATGGGGCACAGAACTTGGACCGGCAGCGACGACTTGTGGAACAGTCTCGACGACCACCAGAAGGCTGCCGTAATGGCCCTGATGGAGGCCGACGGGCGCAATCCCGAGCACGCACGCAACGCAGCTGGCGCAATGGTGAACCGCGCGGCCAAGGCGGGCGTCGGGCTGGGTCAGCACGTTTCCGGCGCGATCTATCAACCCACGATCGAGCCTGCCCAGCAGAGCCGCCTGCGGAGCATTGTCGGCAAGCCGGACCACCAGCAGCTGACCGACTGGGTACGCCAGCGTGCGGCTGGAGAGAATGAGGACCCTGTCGGTGGCGCGACGCACTTCCTGGCTCACCCGAGGGTTATGGAAGCGCTGACCGCTCGCGAGCCCAACAAGTACCGGTCCTGGCCCAAGTGGACCGGCTACAACTGGGACACCAAGGAATACAAAAACCAGACGATGACGGACGGCAGCCACGCGTTTCTGGCTCCTGAGGGCCTGCACAGCGTCGCCTACAAGGGCTCTAGCATGGAGCCCGACGACGCCCGTGTGAAGCTCTCGCTGCTGCCGGGCGACTTCAAGGTCAAGCCGCAGATCACTGAACCCGACGACGCCCGCGCAGCCCTGGCAGCGCCTAACACACCGTTCGTCGCCGAGCCGCCACCTGCTGCCGCAGTCAAGCCCACGGCATTGGCCTCGCTTCCCCAAGTACCGTTCACGAAGCCGCTGGCGGACCTCGGCAAGGGCTTGACGGGGGGTGCGAATACCACAACCGGTGGAGGACAAAATCAGGAGATGGGCGACCCGCGCTCGCTGGCGGCCCAGGTCGAGGCTGGTAAGGAGCCGACCCGGCGCGGCCAGAAAGCCCTGCAGGCGTTCCTGACACCGTTTATCGCGACGAGGAAGCGCCATGGATGACGGCTCGGATGACATCTTCAAAAAGATCAAGGACAGCCTACTGCCAGAACAGCAGCCGACCGAGGTCGTCAACACCAAGGCGATGGAAGAAACCCTGGGCCGGATGGGCATCAAGCGCGACGACCCGTCCAGCGCTGAATACTTCCGGCTGCTCGATGGCATGACCTATGCCAAAAACAACATCCCCAACCGTCAGCCAGCATATGGCCCGATCCATGCCCTGGCCGGTGCTGGCTCGGCTGGTATGCTTGCCTGGGCTGGTGACAGCAATCCGCAGCGGTACAACCAGCAATTCATCGATCAAGAGAACAAGCGCCGCACAGGGATCGAGAGCGAGGGCGTCGACTTTGTCGACAAAGTCGTCGGCCCGGCAGCGATGTCCAACATGAAGGCCAAGATCGACCAGCAGTTGCAGGCGCTGAAGCAGCACAACCTCGCTGTTTCCCTGAAGATCAAGAGCGGCAAAATCTACAACACGTACGGCGAGATGGCAGGTGACCAAGGGAAGCTGCACCCAGCTGGCACGGCGGCACCGCCTGCGGCGATCCAGAGGACGCCCGCTGTACCAGGTGCCAAAATCCCAAACGGGCCTCCAGCGCCCGTTTCCGGGACTCCTGGAGGCACACCCCAATTGCCGGGCACGACCGTCGATATGGGTGGCATGCCTGCGCCGGGCCAGCCGGTGGCACCGCGGTCCCCAGCCGCGCCTGCTGCAGTCGGCGGAGCCCAGAAGACCGGCGTCACCAGCAAGTACGACCAGAGCGCGCTTCCGCCATTTACGGTGCCCTACAGCGACGAGGATCTCGCCGCGCTGTCGGTTTATGGCGACGACAAAGCCGCAGACAACGCGCGCCAGACCAACGATCAGGCGCGCAAAAACTATGAAATCGTTTTGAAGCAGGCCGAGCAGGTGCGCGCGGGACAAGCCGCGAGCCCCGAGGAGAAGGCTGCGCTTGCGGCAGCCCAGAAGCGCGGCGAGGGTCTTGGCGATGCCCAGGTCGCGCTGTCCAAGGCCCACGAGGACACGCTGGCATTCCTCGCCAACAGCGAGAAGCTCCTGGCCGACAAGAACCTTGGCCTCGCGACTGGATTTGTCGGCGGGCGCACGCCTGAGATAATCCAGTCCGAAAAGCGTGCCGGTGTGCAGTCCAGGATCAGCCAGCTACAAGGCGAGATTTTCCTGAACGCCTTCAACTCGATTAAGGGCGCTGGCGCGATCACCGAGGCTGAAGGCGCACAGGCCAAGGCCGCCATGGGTCGACTTGGCACCCAAACCATGGGCACCAAGGAATACGCCCAGGCAGTCAGGGACGCGCAAAACTCTCTTGTCAACAAGTACAACATTGCTCGGCAGAAGGCGGGTCAGCCGCCGGTCAGCCTGCAGGAGATGATGCAGAGTATCGACCCCAAG